AAGCCGGGAAGATGCAAGAAGCCATGTCATCCGATGGTTTCAAGGCTGTGATGGCCAAATCTTTTGGGGATAAGTTTGATGGCGCGGTGTCACAGGTTGTCGATTTGCTTATAAAGATCTTCCTCGGTTTTGATCTTATTTGCCCATGGCTTATCCTTGTAGGCATCAGGCACTTTGAAGTCAGGACTGGCAGGAGGCGGCGTTACCGGCTCATCGGCAAGCTTCGGTCGCGCGTCCGGTGGCGGTGCTGCGGCGGGAGGACTTACGGGTGCGGCTGGCGGCGATGCTGGCGCGGCTTGTGGAGAAGCAGGAGGCGCAGCCCCAGTGTCTATGGGTGTGTCGGTGGTCATGCTGTTTCCCTTTCGATTTCAGCGCGTATTTCCGGCGCAAGATATGGCCGGACCAGTTCATTATACACATTGGCCTTGATGCCCATTTCAAACATATGGGTCGGATCGGTTCTTTTCACGGCATGAATGCCGCAATAGCGGATCATCTTCCGAAAGAAATAAATGCCGTATTCAGACCCGGCCATGCCGTTTAGGGCTTTTTTGTATTCGTCGATTTCTTCGGCAAGGATGGCTTTGCGCTCATCTTCCCGCGCGCGGCTCTCCATGATCTTGCCGACGACTGAATTTAAATCTGGGGTTTTAGGCGGCTGCTGCTCCGGCATTCTGGGCTTCCTTGTTGTTCTTGTTCGCTATGGATTGATCTTTTTGGATCTGACCGCTTGCCATACCGGCTTCGGCCATCATAGCGACTTGTTTTTGTTTGGCGATAGCTGCGATCTTGGCCTTGAATTCATCAGCCGAGTACAGAATTTTGTTATTGTAATCCAGATTGTCGTTGATGTCTTTCAAAAGTTGATACCAATCCACGGCCTCGATGATTTCAGGATACATGCCAGCGATGGCGGCGATGCCGTTGAGGACTTGAAGAAGGTTTTGCACGGCTTCTGTGCGTGTCAGCTTCTCCATTTCGTTGTTGAATTTGATCTGATACCACGGCTTGCCAGCGGCCATAACGTCCAAAACCTCATCGGGGATAACCCGTTCGGGCTTGCCGCGCTCATTCACGGCTCTGGCGCGGGCCTGATCTGTGCGTGGATTGATGCCGAGTTCGCCGCAATTGTGAACGATGGAGATTGAACGGCGCACGGTAGGCTCCAGCATTTCGGTCTTTTGCTGCTGCATCATACCAGCCAAGGATTTGCCCCGGATGTTATAGCGTTGCAAGCTTTCAGTGGCCGTCATCTTGTTGTTCGAATTGAAATCAAGCAGCGCATCGATCTTAAAGGCCGTTGTGACCTTGTCGTTCAGGTACGGGATCAGGAATTCCGCAATGCCGGATGGATCACCAACATCATGGATCGGGAACATCGGCGTGCCGTTGGCATTGGCGTTCTGGTTGAAGATGGTGAGGCCATTCGGCGATGTATCAAGGACCGTATCGCCAAAGATAGCGTTCGAGAACATACCAAGCGAAGGGTTTGACATCTTTTCGATGATTTCAATGACCGTGCCGACCATGAAATTGACAGAACGGATTGTTGACATCAAAAGCGTGCCGGATGATCTGCCATAAACCTGACCGCGAACCTTGATCTGGCGGCACATGTTGATGGGGCGTTCTGCAAAATCTTCTTCATGGAAAAACTTGTCAGGGTTTTGGCCATCCATGAACCATACGCCGCGATACTTCGTGCCGCGCTTTCCGATCAGCTTGGGATCATAGTCTGACCGCGGCATGACGCCAAACACGATGGAGAATTCTTGGTTAAGGTCTTGCTTGTACCATGCGTCTTTGATGACTTTGGGCATTTCATCGATTTCGTGCGTGTCGATAATCCCATTTTTCATGCAGAACTCGCCGACAATGCGCGATACGCGCCATTTGTGCACGGGGAAAACGTAATCGATCTGCCCGTTCTTGCCTTCATCGATGCACGTGTTGTCGATGCCGTAATTTCTGAACATGATGCAGTTATCGGCGATGCCAGCCTTGTAATCCTTATTCTCGAAAGCGCCGATGCCGGATGTTCCAAAGGCAAACTGATCATAGGAATAGGGCTGCAATGCTGTATGGAACCCGGCATCTGGGTGGTTGATGTGATATAGAACTTGCTCGGTTGCAAAATTGAACCAATCCGACACTACGGCTGCATCGGCCAGTTCCAGAACATAGCGCGATGGGATGATGTCAAACGCCTGATCGCCCGTTCCCCAGAGAATGCCCACCAGATAATCGCCCGCCTGGTTCACGGCTGTTGAGGCTGTCGGGTCATCCACCATCGTATCGAGCATGGAGGCGGCATTGGATTGCTGGCTGGACCAGAGATAATCAGGGGCCACGGTGATGCCGACATATTTCGAAATGGCATCCCATACTGGCTTGTACCGCTCACGGTTCGCTTTCAGAGCGTCCCAAAGCTGCATCGTGTTTTTGAAATCGTCTGTGATCATCTAATTGCCCAGAAGCGTTGGCCGTGTGCCGACTTGTCCGGCTGTGAGTTCTTGGCCTGATATGCCGCCTTCGGTCCCGTAAAGGGCTGCGCGCGCTTTCTTGCCTTGTTTGGATTGCTCATCAGCCAAATCTGTTACACGGGCAACTGCGACCGGCGCGGGGGCTGCTGCTTTCGGTGCGCCGCCAAAGAATGATTTGATGATTTTACCCATGAGATTGCCCCCTCTTTTCCAAAATGTAGCATGATGCGCCTGATTGGGCAACTTGCCGTTTATCCCTTGTGCCGCGCCGATCCTGTTTTGCGGGTGACACGCTGCGCTGATGACCCCGCATTGCTGTTGGCGGCGCGGCCCAGATAGTGCGTTGCAACCCAGATGGCGATGATCACGCTGTCCGCATCATCAGGGGAATAGCCCATATCCTTTTTCATATCGACTTTGGCTTGAATGATACGCACGCCGTTGGAGCGATATTTAAACCGGATCTTCTCAAGCTGCTTGATGACTTCGGTGTCCTTGCCGCGCTCGATGCACAGCCAGCCATTGTCAAACCAGTCACGGCCAAGGAAATAGGCGGCGGCGCGAATGTTTGCGTAATGGTCCGTATCGACGCCCGCCGTGCTGCCGCCGTCATAGGCGATGATCTGCATCTTTGGATTATGGCCAAGGACTTCGATCAGGCGATCATAGACAGGCTTTCCCATGCCTCCAATGTCGATGCCGAGGACATCTGGTTTGAAGCGGCCCACCAGATCCACGATCTTGCCCACGCTCACCATCGTGTCCGGTTCGTCCCACGGTATGCGCTCGGTCAGGCCCCAATGCTGATTTGATAGCCGGTCGAGGATCGAGGCCACGCACTGATCGTTCCCTTGGGCTGCAAAGTCGATGCCCATGACGCGCTGGCGCAAGAATACCTCGCCAAAGGGTTTGATGTCGAATGAGGCGTGCAGCTTGTCCCAGTTGAACAGGTAATCATCGGCGGCAGATAATGGCTCGCCCATCCAGATATGTTTGAAGTCACGCTCGGATTTGTTGCGCATGATTTCGGCTTCATTCTTGAGAGCCAGAGAGCAAAAAGGATTTTCGTTGTAGTTGATTTTGATGTGCAGACAATCAGGGCGGCCGGCACAGAATTCAAACACGGGATCATCGCGCATAAAGCGGTTCATCGAAAACAGAATGCGCGCCTTGGCATTACGCATGATTGTGGGGATGATGATGTCGAGCGTTGTTTTGGCGACCGATTGCGCTTCATCGATCCACAAAATATCAACGCCTTCCATACCCTTGACGGACACAGAGCCTTGTTCACGGAAACCCTTGAACGTGAACTTTGATTTGGTGAATTTGTGAACGATCTTATGGGCGAAAACGTCATAGGCCAGATTGTATTGCTCAATCAGGTCTTTCAGGATCGTGTAAACGCTTTCTTCGATGTTGGCCTGTATCTCGCGGCCACAGACTATGCGGACTTTGCGTTTCTCTGCGATGTAGAGAAGCATTCTTGCAATCGTGTGTGACTTGCCTGAACCGCGCCCGCCTTCTGCAAGCAGATAGGTGTAGTTATTGAAGGATGTGATTGCTGGAAGCAGCTTAGGCGGCACATTGAGGATTAAGGGCAACTCTAAAACTGCCGACATCATCCCACCGTGTTGAGTTGCGCGTATTCTCCAAAGTTGGCCAAAGCGAAGAAATTATAAGCCAGTGCGGCGTCTTCTTCATTTTCAAAGTGACCTAAGTGATTATGCCGGCCGCCATAACTAGATTGGGCTTTCCACTTTTTATCACGGGCAAACCAAGTAACGCCTTTGTATTTTGATGATCCGCCGCGTGAAGAAGTGTTCATTCTATTCTGTGATTTGGTGCAATTTCGTAGATTGTGGCGGCGATTATCCAAACGATCAGAATTTAGGTGATCTGTGAACATTCCGTCAGGTGTTTCATTAATCTGTCTGTGCATGAATACAGTTTTTCCATACACGCGCTTACCATTAACATTTGGCGATGGTTCTTTGCGCACAGCATAGCCCGAATTATTTATATACCATTTGAATTGGCTGATGCGTTCATAATCAGCATCATCCACAATCGCAAATTTACCCTTTGATAATGGAATTTCAGCCATTGCGCGCACGCCAAGGCCACATGAACGGTCTGCCAAACTCTGCGCGGTACATTGCATCAGTGTGATATTTCCATCCGCCGAATAGATACATGGGGACGATGATAATTGCGATGAATGTTGCAAGCCAAAGAGCGATCATGCAGATTTCCTCACATCAAGCTTATCCGGCCCGAATGAAGTTATTACACCGGATTTTGCCCAATAAAAAACATCTACAGACCAACAACAGCCATTCGTCATTCCCGTGCGGATATAGGTTTCATTACTCATCGTCTTCTTCCTCGCTGGCAACATCGGTGTCTTTTCCAACATCGAAGCCCAACGCTTCTTCGCCAGCCTTCCCGCCGCCGATCTTCACATTGCCCATCTGCGTGAACGTGTGCGTGCTTTCGACGGTTTCTTTCATCTTGCCGTGGAGCGTGTCCTGGATTTCTTTGAAGGCAACAGCATCGCCAGACATGGCTTTTTCGACTTGGCGGATATAGATAGCTTCTTCCACGGTCACAGTGCGGCCACCCAATTCAAGGCCGTGCTTGAAATCCTTTAACGGAATATTCATCAGTTGCTTGAAGATTGTGGAACGGTTTTTAGCACCCTTTGGCCTACCGATATGGCGGCGTTCTGGGTGTTTATCGAAGCCTTGTCCTTCTAAATTTTCAGGGTTAGGCATAATCGCTCTATTTTCGCCCTATTTAATTTCTACCGGATCACCGAGCAAAGCCGTGTAACAATCATCGACTTGAGCGTTGTAATCCTTGGTAATTTCCGAGATTTTGTTATTGCCTTCGGTTTGAAGGGCTTTGACTTGTTCGGTCATGCGTTCGTACTCGGCCTTGAAATCTTCCGAGGCGTTGACGCAAAGCAAATCGGTGTTGAAAATATCATCGCGGCCATCTGGCAACTTCTCAAGGTTTTTGAGGTGTGCCATGGTGCGGCGGTTCTGATCGAGGTGAACAGCGAGGAAAATAGCTTCTCCATCCCCGATTGTGCCATCAGGCAACTGGCGAATGAAGCTGACCTTTTGGCCAAGTTCGAAGTGATGATCGTTGAAAGCAATAACGGGTTTCATGGTTTTCCTTTTGGCGAATGTTGATTGATTATTTCAGGTTTTTGGTTTTCTGTCAATTACGGCAAAATCATAGCCCGAATGGCGGCAATGCAAGTCAGGCAAAGGTGATTGTCCGTTTCAATCGGTTGTTTGGCGTACAGGGTGGTTCCGTTCCACCAAATCCCAACAATCGCCGCCTTGTCAAAATGGGTGCCACGGCAAACCTCACAGGAATAATCTATTTTCTTGGCCATCTAAATTTCCTCCGTTGGTTTCTTGACAACCCTGATCGTGATGCCATGGATTGCCTTCATGAGTTTTTCCTTGAGTTTGTATTCCGGCGTTTTGAAGCCCTTGAAATCTTCTACAACCGTTTCATAAATCGGGCTATTAGGATTTTCTTTCCAATGTCTGTTCAGATGATAAACAAAATCGGATATGTATCGGCAAATGCTTTGTCCATTCACAGTCAGATCAAACGAAACCTGTGTTTGTAAGTTTTTAATCCTCCCCTGCCTTTCCGCCTCCTGCAAATAGAAATACCTGTCGCGCTCCCCGATGCTGTCGAAGGTCATGCCCTGATATTGAACTTTTTTGTTGCCGTATTTGGATTTCTTAGGCGGAAACATCGACGTTCCTCCCCAGAATTTTATACTGTTGCGGTTTGTCGTTGTATTTCACATTGGCGTTCACGAATTCGGTTCCGGCGGGAAACTTGACAGGTTCGTATCGGATCAGATTGCCGTTGTTTCCAAAGCGGATCTTTCGGCAAAGGTACAATGGTTTTTCCGGTTCCTTGCAGTTTTCAAGCATGTATTTCTGAACATCAACAAAATCTTGGAATGTGCTCATGCCTTTTTCTCCTCGATTAAAGCTTGCTGGAGGCGTTTTCGCAGTTTCGGGTGCATATCCATCACAGGAGCGCGTTCTTCGGCCTCCTGCCTCTCGTAATTCGAAATCAGGGTGCCGTAATAGCCATGGGCAGGATAGCCTTCCAGTTTGTGCTGTTCCTTGGCATGGATAAATTCCGCCGTTGTGATTTTCTTTGGTGCTGGCGCCATAATCTCGATCAGATTGGCAGGATTTGGCAAATCATCGTGCCTGTCGGTGTAGATGTGCAAGGCGTTCAAAACCAGAACCATCGGAAACCGTCCTTCCAGTTTCAGGCGGTAATAGGCAAAAACATCGTACAGGCTGGCTTGTTTGCCAAAAGCTTTTTGCCCGTTGATAATCACGGCCAGCGCCTTAGTCAGTTCTTCCTGCTCGGATGTCAGCCAAGAGGCGTTCGGTATCGGATTTAAGTTTGTCTCGGTCATTCGTTTTTCCTTTTCCATCGTTTCGTTCGTTGATAATCCATTGCGCCTTGAAGCCCTGCCACCCGCGCGCGCATCCCTCGATCATGGCCTGTTCGAGCGTCCACCCGATTTTCCCTGCTTCTTCGCGCATGCGGTCGATGACGGTTTGTGTCAGTGGTGCGTTCTTTGCCTTGCGGTGTTTTATGTAATCAATGAAAACTTGGGGCGCGACATCTTCGGGCACGACCAAATCATTTTCTTTTTTTATACTATTTTTTTCTTTCTTCTTACTTTCTGCTTGTGGGTGTGGGTAGGGATTGTTGGCTTTCGGTTGCGGTTCCGTTGGAACGTCCGTTGAATGTCTTTCTTTTCTTTTCAATGCACTAGCTGTTCCAGCTTGTATTGCCTGATTGCGCCGACCCTCAGCGTGTTTGCGCTCGTCAGTGAGCCTTTTCTGCCTCCACAGCCCATCTTCGCCCTTGTGGAAAAACCCCAAAAGAATTTCCCTATTCACCATCCAAGCCCGTTTTTCCATCCGTGCAAAAGCAGCCAGGCGGTTGTCATCATCCGGCAAAGCACATTCCTTTGTCCGCCAAGCCACCATCAAAAGCATGAAATAGGCACCGGTCTGCGCCGCGTTCAAATGCAGGGTATCAGCAATAAAAGCATCGGTGAATATGGGTAGGGCGGGAAATTCAGCCATTATTTTTCTCCGCGGCTAAAATTGCATTGCCAATCATTTCGGGGATTTGGGGGACGACTGAATTTCCAAGAGCGTATAATCTAGGGGATACCCCATCATTATTTCTGCAAATGAGGGGTTTAGGTATATCGGATCGTCCAAAGTAGTCCTTAGGGCTTCTGATGTTTTCGCACCACGAAAATGCGGACTTCCAAGAAACCGTTTCTTGGAAGTTCCCTTCATTTCGTTGGCGCCCATCGTCGGCAGCATCCCGTAATGATAAAGCTGGGTCTGGGTATGTTCTTGGCTGCCTGTCTCCCGCCTGGTCTGCCGGCGAACGACCCCGCCGCCCTGACTGTTCGGTGTGGGCAACAATCCACACTCTGTCACGTCGATGCGGAGCCGACACGGCACAAGCTGGAATAATAAATGCCCTAGTTTGGTATGACGCACTCCCCAAGTCAGAAAGCACATCGTCGAGCCCCATATCGACGTGGCCAGCAACGTTTTCTCCAATAACCCAAGTGGGCCTGTGCTTTTTGACGAGCTCAAACATAGCTGGCCACAGATGGCGGTCATCTTCCTTGCCTTTTCGCTTCCCGGCAAAGCTAAATGGCTGACAAGGGTATCCTCCGGTAATAACGTCAACTGGTCCGTCATATTCTAAATTCCTCACATCATTATAAATCGGCACATCCGGCCAATGTTTCTTTAGTACCTTCTGGCA